AGGTAGAAAAAGTGTGGTTGGAAAAGGATCGGCTCCTTCACGAGACGGTGCTCGTTCTTCGGAGACTTAGAAACTATGAAAGATTACACACAAGCTCAAGCTCAAAGGAAAGACTCAAGAGAAGAATGGGAAGTTCGGTGTTTCCGGCTTGCCGTTCTTCTGAGGGGTTGAGGTCCTTTTATAGGAGTAGTGGAGGCCTCGTCCCTCGACTCGATACGAAATCCCAATAATGCAACCGATGAGGTGGCAAAGGGATAAGAGAATCTCAATAATGCAGTCGGTGGCCGACGCATTAAAGAAAAGGTGAGAATGACATCGCACCACGCGCTGTCATTTTCAAAAGAGCATCTTTAAACGAGCGGCTCCCCGAGGCTCAACTCGAATAAAGTTGATGGCATCTGCTTTTAGAAAAGTCAGATGTGACTAGAAAAGCATCTACTTTGTACGAACGGCTCCCCGAGGCTCAATTCGTAAAAGTGATGTGACATTACAGAAAGCATGGAGCCTAGTGGCGTCCAGCGTAAAAGTACAATAATTCCTTACTACATTATGCGCAAGTGCGCCACTCACACACAAAGAATCCTATCTAGATAGAGTGAAGCTTTTCACGAACCTTCTCGATGATTTCTTTGGCTAGTTGAATTTGCAAAAGATCTCTGCGAGCTTCAGGCAGCCAATCTCCCCAGAAATTATCTCTCGTTGCATAACTTTGGCATTTCATTAATCGTTCATGAAGAGATGCTTCAAGAAGATTAATTTGAAGCAAAGTTAATTGAAATTCTTCTAAGAGATCTGTATGTTCTTGGAATCTTTTTCTTGAAAATTCATCCAAAGTAATTGGGGTTGATGACTCAGCTGTTGGCTCGATCTTATCATCTTCGAGGAAGTGAATAGCTTCTTCTGTAGAATCTTCCATGAAGCTTCTACAGATCAGTCTCTGTAAGCAGGTTAAAGAACGCTGCTTGATTTCAAGAGGTGCATCTTCAATTTCCTGCATCAGGGAGACTGTTTGATCCTGATGAGGTTCATCTAGCCATGGCAAATCCTGCAAAGTGTTAACTAACCTGGACAGAGTGTCAGCTAAGACATTATTTTTAGCATCAATATGTTCAAATTTAACATCAATTCCAGTGTTAGTAATATAATCAATGAACTTCAACCATCTAACCCGTGAAGGCTTGTTGACTGAAGTCTTGTTGCAGAATGAGATGATTGCCTGGCAATCAGTGCGGAGGGTTATTTTTTGTTTATCCAAGTAATGGATCTTGAATGCTTCTAACCCTTCCATGGCGGCAGTAATTTCTGCGTCGATAGTGGATTTGATTGGAGAGAATTTACCACTAGCATACGCACAAATTTGTTCACTTGACTTGGGGTCATATTCTGCGAGCTTCCATTTACAAATAGCGCCCCATCCTTCCATACAACCATCAGATTCAATAATGATGTAGGCTTGTTCTGGAGGATAATCAAGTGGTGGGAGCTTCTCAACAATAGCCTTGATTTCATTGATTAACTTCCAATCAGATGCTGAAAATCTGATATCACCATATATGGAAGTTTTGGAATAGAGAGGTCCGGCTATTTTCCCGAGATTTGGAATATGATTTCGGGCATAGTTAAGAATTCCCAGAAATGAACGAAGACCCTTTTTTGATTGAAGTTTCTCTGTATCAAAGTCAAGGATCTTCTTGATAATATTTTCTTGGAGTTTAACTTTTCTGCTGCCAATAGTGGCTCCAAGAAAATTAACTTCTCTAACTGCAATATTCATTTTTGTAGGTGAAAGAACAAGACCATGTTCTTTACACCGCTGAAGCATGATGACCAGGTGTTTTGCATGATCTTCCTCATTGTTTGAAAATACCAGAATATCATCAATATAGACTGCGAGGAATTTTTCACACCCTTTGAATACTGCATCCATTTTTCTTTGAAATACGGCTGGAGCATTTTTGAGGCCAAAAGGCATTGCCAGCCATTCATATAAACCTTGTGGAACTAGGAAAGCTGTCCATTCCACAGAATCGGGATCCATAGCAACTTGGTGAAAACCAGATTTCAGATCAAATTTAGAATAGATAGTGCTATTGATCACCTTTTTCAAAATAAGCTGAATATTTGGTAATGAGTATTGGTCTTTGTAGGTGTTGTCATTGAGGGCTTTGTAATTAAAGACCATACGCTCTTTACCTTTGATTTCTTTTCCATCAGCTGTAACAGTGGTGCCAGAGTTTACTAGGAAAGCCATTGTTCTGTGTCTACTTTTGGAAGGTTGAATAACCTTAAGCATGAGTAGAGCATTAACATGACGACCATATGATTGTTCCAGAGCAGGTGTGATGTGTCTTAAGGGCTTATCCTGAATAGTAATCTCTGTATTCTTCAGGTCTAATTTGCATGTGACTTTGTTTTTAGACCAATGTTTGAGAGGATCTTCTCCAATGTAGCCTGCTGCTTTAAGTTCATTCATTAAGGGAGAAAATCTTTCTTTAAAAGACTGAGAGGTTGTACTGGTAATTTGTTCATGTTCAGTATCGATACCAGTATTTGCATATGAGGTGCTCAAGGTAGTAATTCCTTTGTAAAAAGTAACATGAGGTCCTTCAAACCTCATTCCTCCCCCCATATGTTTAAAGAAATTGCATCCAAGAATCATAGAAAAATCATCTTTATCATTGAGTTCAATGATATAACACAATGGTAGAGCATATTTATTTGATGCAATTTCTAATGTACCTCTTTTCAGTCTATGCTGAATTTGCTGTTGAGATGAAATACCAGAAATGTTAACTTTGTAATTGAGCTGTTCTTTGGCTGCTTCTGGTACTATCTTTTCAGATATACAACAGACTGTTGCTCCTGTATCAATGATGGCAGTTGTAGAAATAACAATATCTGGTGCAATATGAATATGTGCTTGAATGGAATATAATCGTGGTAGCACACTAGATTTTGCAACCTGATTTGCAACTGTTTCAGACATAACCTCTATATTTTCTGTGATTTGTAGAGGTTTAGCTGTACTGCCAAAATTTGAAGAACCTTGTTGAGTTGAAGTGAAAGGTTCTTGAATGAAGATTGGAGTATAAAATTTCTCAAAGATAATTTGAGCCAATCTGTAAGTTTTCTTCACAGGATAAGGAGCAGTATTATGATTGAAGAGAACAATCTGTATTTCTCCTGTGAAGTCTGGGTCAATGACTCCTCCTTGTACTGTAATCCCCTGTATTGCCAAAGATGTTCTTTCTACAAGTCTACCATACATGTTGTCAGGCATTTGTAGAAAGGTTCCAGTAGAAATGACTGTACATTTTCCTGGCGGGATTTCTATATCAATGTTGGATTGTAAGTCATACCCAGCAGATTTGTTGGACTTTTTTGTAGGAAGGATGCCATAAAATTTGACTTGTTTTTCAGAACTGACTATCCTTTCTATCTGAGTTTCTGACAGTAATTCTTGATTTTTGCATTTTTCTTCTAGAAAAATGGCATGTTCTAACAATTCTCGGACTAAGTTTGGGTTTTCAGGCTGAGATTTTTGCTTTTGCCTGAATTGCATGGTGATTCCGAGATATGGAATTGTGCATAGTGAGCAAACCAAGAATTTGCATTTTTGACATTCCAGTCTGTAATGTTTCTGAGTGTCTCTTCTACATGTGTGGCATTTGTGCTTATCAGATGGAATATCAACATCTTGTAGCCAAATGTGACTACAATTCAATTTTTCTTCTCCAACAGCTACTTGAGGTAAATAAGCAGATCTAGATTGAAGCATATTTACCGTTTCATGAAGATGCTGTTGTGGGCTTTCAAACTCGTCTGCATCAGATAGGAAAAAGATATTTTCATCATGAATGAAAGAATTTACTTCTTGCAGAGGAGCTTCATTTTCCGAATAACTGTAGATGCCAGAGCTGTCAGATTCATCTGCATCCACAGAAACAACATCAAAATTATCTGGTATGGCCAGTTCTTGATGTACTGTTGCTCGTACAATATTTCCTCTTTGCTTTGTGCATTCTCGAGCAAAATGTCCTGGTTCACCACATATAAAGCATTTGCACTTCTTTGTACGCTGGTATTTTGCCTTTTTGAATACCCGTACATGTGTTGGATGTGGTTTTCCTTTGTATGTTCTGGCCTTTCGAAGACCAAACTTCTTGTTGCCTTTTGTATAGATTCCTGGGAGAGGAATCTGGTTGCAGAAGCTGAGATCCTTCAATGATCTCTGTAATGCTGCCTTTTTACATAATTCAGCAAGATAATGGTAAGCAAAATGAATGCGAGGCATAACAGTGATGTTTGCATTACCATGCTTTGCTATGAATGCTGTTTCAATTTCTTTGCCTATTAGAGGCGGCATTTTTCTGAATAATTTTTCAGATAATTCTGGACCTAAGAACAAGCGTCCAGATTTTGCAGCTAAATTGCGGAACTGAATCAGATAAGGAATTAAATCCTTAATATTATCACAAGAAATTCTTTCAAGATCATTATATGCCTGATCTTGTTCCGCAGTTGATCCTTGATATGGGTCTTGTAGCAGAAATATCCTCCTTACCTGAGACAGGAGGTTCTGTGTTTCATCACTTTGTTGGACCAAAGCATCATATTCGGATACATATGTGGTCCTCCATTGTATCCATGTCTTCTTCTCCATTTCTCCTAAGAGATTTTCCATATATTTGGCCTTTGCTTCATTTGATGGCCAAACCTTTTCATTCATCATGTTGAGAGTAATGGACTCCCAACGAGAAATGGTATCTTCATATAAGCCAATGTCATCAGGAAGAACTAATATAGCCCCTTGTTGATTGTATGCTGGAGGTAGGAAAATAGTCGGGGTACTATATGGCTTTGCTCTGAAATTTTTGAATCTTTCAGAGGTTGAAGAAGTTTCAGCTTGTGGTCTAGGTGCAGATGCTGGTGGATAGACTACCTGACCCATAAGAGGTTCTGTGGGTGGGTTGTAAGCTGAAGTAACTGAAGACTGGACTAATTGTTTTTCCATTGAAATGAGGGTAGGATAGTCCAGGTCATTGAATTGTTCTTCCAAAGTAAAAGCTGTTTCTTCAATGGCTGTGGGTTCTGGTTCTGGAATTGGTGGAGGAGAGAAATTGGAACAAAAAGATGAGACAAAATCATCGGGAATTTCTTCCCCATTAATGATTATAAAAATGAATTCATCTGCATGAACTGGAGTGAAAGAAGGATACTCCAATTCATATTCTTCCCCCAAATCAGAAAGAAAACCAATGAATTGGTTTTCGTCTTCTTGGATATCAGGATGAGAATTATCCTGAGTATCATTAACTGGTGCTTGATGGTAATTGGAGAAACGTATAGACACATTACCATCCAGAAGAGTGGTGGTCTCCACGTTTTGTGGAACGAGAGACCTTGGTGGTGCTGGTGCTTGTAGGATCCATCGATTGCCGAGGGTTCTTGGATGAGCTTGTCCTTCAATAGCTTGCACACCATGACTGTGCAAGTACTCAGCAACATTAGAGATATTGTACTGGAATCCTGTAAAACTGTCGTTTGTCAGACGACCAATAAGAGCGCGAGAGATGAGCAAGTTACTCTCGGCAGAGTTCCAGTTTTCATAGCCCTGAGTTTGAATCGCAAGTTGTATGTTGCGATAAAAATCTTCAACAGATAGCATGATATTTGGGGCAATATAAACAATTTGGGATCCGGCGCTGAGATCTATCTCCATGGTGCCAATGATAGATCTGTCATCATTCCATCTTATGTCTCGAGGGACAATAAGAGCTGTCGTTCCTGCATTTCGCCGATGAAGAGGATGTACACGAATCATGATCAGGCCTATGTGAAGATGCTGTTGACCTGATTCTCTGAGGGCTCTGTAAGAAGATTCATTAATAAATGGCAAATTTAATTGCTGATTTTGTCCTGTACAAAGAATTCTTTCTTCAGAATAGTGCTGATACACTTTCTGATTTCTTGTTGATGGAGAAGTATTGTATAATACTTCTGCTGGGACCATTGCTGCTCGTCTTTGTTGAGAAAGACGGATTTCTGCCTCTGGATTGATTTGTGATTCCAGAGTTCTATTGAATCTTCCAGGGAAGATTCTCCTTGCTGCTCTTTCCGCTGTATGACGAACTCTTTGCATGTTTCTATAATCCCGAATCTGGTCCTGCTGACTAGGGACTGTAGAAGAGGTGGAAGGGTTGGAACCACGATCACGAACTGCTAAAGACATCTTTAAGAAGAGGTGGATGCCTTTGTGGATGTTTTTGGTGGAGGAGCAAAAGGATGTCCTACAGGCCAAGTCCAATCGGTAGTGGTAGGAGGAAGGCCGATTTTATATCTTTCCTCTTCGAGGATAAGACGGGGACTCTTGAAGACGTATAGAGGAGTTTTAGCCTTAACCTTTGGGGTATCCTTGATTGTGAGTTTGGACAACTCAGTGGCTAACTCGTCGACGTCTGTCTTTTTGGAGAGGCTATCAACCTTTTTATGAAGAGATATAAGCAGATTGATGATTGTATTGTTCTGCTTATAAAGAGTTGAAAAACCTGTAGCGGTTCCGATAGCAGTGGTAGGAATTTCAGAGAATCCTACAGATGGATCTCCTAAGACTTTTGTTTCTTCTAAACTTTTGATGTACCCTGGGTATGTGGAATTAGGTACAGACATCAACTTTTAAGCTCGTGGAGCAAAGCTTGAATTTTTGCTGTTTGTTCTTTAAGCTCCTTTAGAAGAAATACGGCCTGCTGTTCTATTTGCTTAGGTTCTTTGATCAGACTTTGTGCAAGGGTTTGCACTTCCTGTGCTGTGAGGGGTTTGTGGGTGAAAACTTCTTTTTGGATAGAAGTTAAAGCCCTTTTGACCGTAGTCAATTCAGACTTTAATTCTTCTATAGATTTTTCCAAAGAATGAAGTTTGCTAACTACTTCGTAATGTTCCTTAATGGAGACTGAAGAATGTAAGGATAATCTATCAAAAATGACTTGTAGATTATGAGCTAATTGTGATGCAGAAGGTTTTGTAGTGGTGGCTAGGTCAAGATAGGAAAGATCTGCTCGTCGAGAGTTATCATACCAGTCTTTAATAGCTGCTTCAAATTTCTTTGCCATAAAATGTGATATAAATCATATAATTGTAAGGTCGCATTATTTTCCAAGACCTAAACTATCCCAGATAGAAATAACACTTAGTAAGTTTCGGGTAGAAGACTCACGGTACTTCTTCGCCTTTCTCCTGCGGCTACTTTGTTCCCTCTTTTGCCTGCTACCTTAGCTTACCTTATGTTATCGGTCTGTACTGTAAGTACGAGGCTTACAAATAATGAGATATATCAAACAAAATATAGGCAAATTAAATGAAGTTGCATCAGCAAATAAAAGACATGGTAGACTTCCCTCTTGAGCAGAAGAAGTTTACGCTGCCATAGCCATAGAAAACATCACCATAGCTCTGATACCA